CACTTATTGCTTTTCAGTTCTTTCTTAGTATCAAGGTCATAACTGGCAGCTTCTTTACCATATCGCCTAGTAATTGTAGGAGTTAAGCCTAGTTCTGTAACTGTGGATGGCTCCGTTAAACGAACCATAACAATTACATCTATTAACTTAGCTATGCGGTCAATAACAAGCCCATCATTTTCAAGAAACCTTAAGTCAAACTTAATATTATACCCAATCAAGTCCGAAGTAAAGTTAGAAAGTTCTTGCATAAGATTCCCTAAACACTTATAGGGTAGATTGGTTCCTTGCTGATGCCTGAAGGGGAAATAATAAGGCTCATCGTCTGCTCCAGTTGCTACACCCACTCCACATAATTGATTGTTCCCAAAAGCATCTAAACCATTTGTTTCTACATCTACCGCCTTCTTGGGAGAAAGACGTAATTTTTGAATAACCTCATCAAAAAGTTCTTCCGTATCTACTAACATGTCACTATATCCACATCAATTTTTGCAGTTGCTAAAAACCATGCTGCTTTATCTTGAGGATACCACGTTCTAGCTACTATCCGCTTTATCCTAGAGTTGCAAATCGCCTTGGCACATTGGACACAAGGCGTAGTAGTTAAGTAACAGGCTAGGTCATCATCAGACCGTAACTGTAATAAGGCATTGATTTCTGCGTGAACCGCTATGCATTCATCTAAGCCCTGCCCACTGGGGAATTCAGCCCCTCCGCAGGGTTCGTCCGTACAATGAATAAAATCAGTAGGTACGCCGTTATACCCTGTAGCTACTATATGGTTCTTAGAATCGACTAAGACGCATCCTACTGCCCTTCTCTGACAGGTGGCGCGTTTAGCGACCAACTCTGCTAGTTCCAAGCAGTAGGAATCAAAGTCTATTCTATTAAAAGAGGTCACCAAGTTTCTCGCCATCTGAAGATGATGCACCAGCACTAGCGGTTTCTTTTTCCCCACCGTAACGCTCTAGTAAGTATTCACGAACACTTCCTAACTCATCTACTTCATCTTGCTTTTCATTGGGAATTTCCAAGCTACGGGTTGTAGCAGTTATGCTGTAAGCAGTATCTATACCAGCACCGCTACGCTTAATACGGATAACTCCCTTATCAAGGCTACCCCAATCGTCGAACACTTCCACGAACTGGTTCCACACATAATCACTACGTCCGAAACCTAAGCTAATGATTCGGAAATCTTCTACTACTTCTTTAAACAGTTGTTTATTTCCAGGGCCACTAACAACTTCCCAATCTTCACTCCGTTTATCTAGATGAATGATTTCATGTACGTAGGCCCAAACAGCGAATTTATGGGAAGGTCGCACATCTTCAGGTACTTCCGATTGGTCTACCGAATCATCACGTAGAACGTTTGTCCACCTGTTATCTTTACGGAACGTATACATGTAGTATTCTTCCAGATTTGGGTCTTCGGCTTCTCCTGTTGCTACACAAGAAAGGAATAATTGGTCACCATCTTTGAGCCAAACTTCCTTGCCTGGAGTAAACGTAGTACTTGCCCCACTACGATAGTCATCACGTTGCTGCTGTATTTTAGCTATACCACTCATATGAGTTTTCTCCTACCAATATTCTCGGTCATTTAAAATTTGTTTTAAGACCTTAGAGTTATGAATGTCTTGTACATCCTTGTAACCTTTTGGAATTACTATATATGATATCATATAGTTTTGTGCCATGTCAAGTAGTGCTTTATTAATTCCTAGCTGTCCAGCTTCATCATTATCTAAACATAGAACTACTTCTTCTGGATATAGGGTGTTCAGTAGTCTAATCTGTTCTTGTGAAACACGCGCCCCAAGAACTGCTACCGCAGGGTAGCCATGTTGCCTCAACCATAGCGCATCTAAGGCTCCCTCAGTTACATATATTTTACTGGCTTTTTCCAGTTGGTTTCCACCGAACAGTACCTTAGATTTTTTAAAACCGAAGGAATACATGTATTTAGGAGTCGCCTGCTGTCTACGAGAAATATACCCTTTTAACTGGTTCTGATAATCATAGACAGGGATAATCAAATCCCCATATTTATTAACTATGCAGTTTGCTTGGGTTAACACCTCTCTGGTGAACCCTCGATTAAATATCCAATGTCTATCAGGAATAGCCGTTCCTTCGGGTAGTTGAGGTAGAATTTCCTCTGGTTCAACCAGCGTACTTAAATCATCCCACAGGTCTAATGACCACTGAGAATTATCTACCTCAGATTCTAACTCGTTCCACGGTATGCCTAAATGTTTTTGGAGGAAGGACTTTAAACTTCCTTCCCCACAACCCCTAAAGCAAATCCATAAACCTTTGTCAGTATTAATGGCGCAGGAAGGAACTGAGTCAGTATGGAAAGGGCATAGAATATTAAATTCATTCCTATCTAAAGGAACATCAAAACCATGTTTTAGTAATATCTGATTCCAGTCAGTGGTTATCATTAGAAGTCTGCGTCCCATACAAAGTCAGGAATCTCTTTAATGTCACCACAGTCTACATCCCACTGCATTACCGCAATATCTGAAGGAAGTTCTCCATCCCGATATTTCTGGTACTGTACGATTCTTTTATCGTCTGCATCTTCCATCTTACACATTCCCAATGCTACGTCTGCTGCTCTGATAAGAGCATCACCAAAAGCTACTTGGTCAGCCCGTGGTGGCATAAACACATTAGCAGCATCCCTATTAGCTTGGGTAGAAACCATGATAGCCGTGTTCATAGAAAGGCACAAGTTCTTCAAACCATAAAAGAGCGTATGAGATTGTTCCCACGCAGCCTTCTTACTATCGCCTTGAGATATTAAATACACCCCATCTATCACCACAAACTCAGGATTATGCTTGCGGATTAAAGAAGCTATAGATTCTAAGGAAATTGTAGATTGTCCTACTATATGGTCGCACACCAACAAAGATTTATTGTTGGCTTGTTCTTGTAGGAACTTGGTGTATGCCTTCTCATCAATCGGTTGTCCAGTACGCAGAGCTTTATGGGAAAGTTTGTAACCGTTTAATGCGCCCAACACTACGTCTATCCGTAAACTAATTGAGGAGATTGGCATCTCCGTAGAGATGAGTAAGGTTTTCTTACCTTGCATCATAGCTGTTACAGCAGAGTGTACCATTAGCCAGGTCTTTCCCACTGTAGGTCTTGCAAATACTGCAATCAATTCCCCTGGCATCCATCCTACGCCAGTACCGTTTATGGTTTTAAAGGAGGTAGAAACCCCCATTAAACCATCACCTAGTTCTCGTTTCTTGGTACGTTCTCGCCATTCATCTAAACGGTCAACAGTACCCTCATCATACACCGTAATATCTTCATCATAGGCAACCTCAATATCCATAAGGCTGGTCATGATAGAAGATAAGGCTTGCTTAGGATTTTCCTGCACTGCATCTTTCTGGGTTCTTACAGCCGTTACAATCTGACGCTGAAGTACCTGATTTTTGAAACAGTCTACCGCATAATCAAAGTTAACACTTTGAGCTTCTGGGTGCAGTCCAATAGGTTTGTATTCTTGGATTAAAGTTTCAGGTGAGGGGAACTCACCATACTTATCAAAGTGGTCTACTACAAACTTGTATGCTTCCCCAAACTTTGCGAAATCCTTTGCTGTATGCTTAAACCCCCTTAAACTTCTCTTGTTATCCAGCCCAAATATGATGGCTGATTCTATAAACTCAAAGCTCTCCATTTCTATCCTCTATATAAAATTCTGTTTGAATCACTATGTACATAATACTTTACTTCATCCGAAGCCTGTTTGTCAACTACCAATTTAGCTGATTTAAAATCTGTGTATGTACCCTCAACCCAAACAGACAAAGGGTTACTGGACACACCAATAACCCTATACTGACCGTCAGGAGCTTTACGTGCTTCAATATCTGAAGTCTTTATCTTAGTCTTTATCAAGCCACCCCTGTTTCGTTTCTTTTTCATGAACCCACCCTTGTAATTCTTTCAATAATTCTTTTTGTCGTTGGTGTTGAGTTGCGGAAGGGAACCACTGACTGTTACACAGTAAAAACTCCCTCCATTTACCTTTAGTGGAAGGAGTTCCATATTCGCCAACCATCCATTGAATTTCTGCGTGTTCTTTAGGTAAATATTCTTTTGCATCAGATATTAAATAATGGACAGTAACTGAACTGTTGTGTGTCTGAATACAGGTTTTAATAGCACACAAAACAGAAAACACATCATACTGATTTAAAAGGGTTTTCAAACC